TCTAAGAAGTCCGCCGATGGAGCGATTTCAGCAGCGGATGCATTAAGAATTGTTGAGGCAGTTAAGAAACCAGAACTTCCTAAGCCACATTGACCACCTTTACACCCCGGCACCGCGCCGGGTTTTTACTGCCCTACTCTTCCCTCAGCATCAGCACATCCAGTGCCAGCTCCACAGCCAGATCTACCTGGTCATCCTGCCACAGCACCTGAATCATCTCTATCAGCGCCTCTCTTGATGGCTCGCGCTTCTCAACCAGCAGCTGCATAACCGCTATCCCGATAACCTGCGCTATCTGCGGGTGCATTTCTGCGAAAAACTCATCCTCATTCGACATGGCGCTACCCTCTTTGGCGTTTTTTTTGAGCATAACAGCACAATAGCAAAAAATAAATTCATTTAGCTATCAATGATTTAATAGCAATTACTATCAAATGATATCAATACGTATTGCTATGGTTAATACTCATTGCTATTATCATCTCATCCAAACAACAACGTTGGCGCCGGTAATAGGTAACAACGCTCCGTTAGCCGCGATAAGGCAAAGGTGAAGAGATGATCCGCGAAGAAGATAAAACTGAGTGGTTTAAGTTTCTGGCACACGCATTCGCCATCGTCGTATGCGTACTGATAGCAAGCGCATTCTGCCTGATACCCGGTGGTTCAGCATGAGCAAACAAGGCATTCGTTCACTGATTTACTGCCTGCTGATCTGCGGCGTTATCTGGTCGGCTGTGGCTATCAAAATTCTGCACGCTGCGGGGGTGTTCAATGGTTAGTCATCATTACGGGACACAGACCGTTAACCGCGGCGCCGTTCTGCCAGGGATGCTCGTTAAGCATCGGGAAAGCACTTGGACAGCATCAGCAAATAAACGCGGCCGCCTGTACCTGCATCGCGGGATTGAGCGGACTTACACAACCGACTTGCTGGTTGAAGTGTTCTTGAATGGTCGCGGTGACGCGCTCAACGTAAGGAAGTCATGATGAATCACATAGATAAATTAAGCCATGCCAGGCTTAAAGAGGTAATCAAATATGACCCAGAAACTGGTGTATTTACCTGGCTGAAAAGAAAGCAACGCAAAGACCTTATTGGTTGCCATGCGGGAAGCGTTAGCGGTACGGGATACAGAACAATTCGAGTTGATGGGGTTCTTTACCAGGCTCACCGCATTGCATTTTTGTATATGACAGGTCAGTTCCCTTCGCATGACATTGACCATATAAATCGCGATAGGTCAGACAACAGGTGGGAAAACTTGCGCCCTGCAACCAGAAGTCAAAATTGCTTCAACAAAGCGATGATTAGCACAAACACTTCTGGGGTTAAGGGTGTGTATTGGCACAAGAAAAATAAGAAATGGACCGTATACGTACAAATCAACCAGAAGTACACATACCTTGGAATTTATGAAGACATTGAGTTGGCGGAACTAATTGCTAACGAGGCAAGAGTTAAGCACTACGGCGATTTCATTAAATCTAAAGTCTATTAACCAATAACGACTTAACGGCGGGAAGGCAGCCAATACGGTGCCGGGCGTTTCACAACCAAATTTCAGGGGAAGTTATGAGCGAAATAATGGATTTAGTCGTCATCGAAATAAAACCAGAACAGGCGCCGACCCCGTACCGGGCTGGCGGTCTTGACGCTTACCTTGAGCAGATTCGCCAGGCCGTGAACGAGGTTCCGGACCTGACCACCAAGAAAGGTCGTGATCGTGTCGCTTCTCTGGCGGCGCAGGTATCACGCAGCAAGACGGCAATCGAAAAGCCGGGCCGCATTCCCCATACCGGTATCAGTTACTGAGGTGCTTATGAACGCATACCGCGCATACGACGCTATCGAAGAACGGAAATGGGCTGAACAGTCGCTCACCGAAGAGAAGCAAAAGTGGATTGACGATCGTGCGCAGGAAATTATCGACGCCCTGCCGAAAGAGCCGTCAGGCCTGTTCCGCTTCTCTGTACCGATGGACAAAAGCCCATACGAAGGCCTCCGCAGCGATGCAGCTGGCGAGGCATATAACGATCTCATCTCGGCAGTAGCTTACGCCCAGGCGGAATACGACTGGGATCACCGCACCGGCTGCCCGTTTTAACTTTGGGGAATAGCAATGGCTAACGAACTTGTGATTACAGCCAGCTCTCTTGCTGAGCGAGGCATTGACTGCGCTACCTGGAGCGCTCTCAAGAACAGTATTTATCCTGGCGCCAAGGATGAGTCAGTGATGATGGCGCTGGACTACTGCCGGGCCAGAAACCTCGATCCGCTTCTGAAGCCCGTTCATCTGGTGCCAATGAGCGTTAAGGACTCGAAGTCGGGTAAAAGCGAGTGGCGCGATGTAGTTATGCCGGGCATCGGGCTTTATCGGATTCAGGCCGATCGCTCCGGTGATTACGCTGGCGCAAAAGAACCAGAGTTCGGCCCGGACGTCACTCTGACGCTTACCGGTATTGAAGTGACCGTACCTCAATGGTGCAAGTACACGGTCAGCAAGCGCATGCCGAGCGGGGAGATCGTCGAATTCAGCGCGAAAGAATACTGGGTTGAGAACTATGCCACCGCCGGCCGCGACACTACCGCGCCCAACGCAATGTGGAAGAAGCGCCCTTATGGCCAGCTGGCGAAGTGTGCCGAGGCTCAGGCTCTGCGTAAGGCATGGCCTGAAATTGGCCAGCAGCCCACTGCCGAAGAGATGGAAGGTAAAACGCTGGAAGTGGATGCGCGTGACGTAACGCCGCGCAGCACGACAGAGGCGCTCCCCCTGGTGGCCAGTGAGGAAACGCTGCAGGCAATTACCGACCTCCTGACGTCCCTGAATAAGGACTGGGATCAGGACTTCCTGCCTCTGTGCAGCAACATCTTCAAGCGTGACATTTTCCAGGCATCACAGCTCACCGAAGAAGAAGCGCAGAAAGGCTTTAGCTTCCTCCAGAAAAAAGCACAGGTGGCAGCATGACACCAGACATTATCCTTGCACGCACTGGCATTGACGTTACCCGCGTTGAACAGGGTGATGAAGCCTGGCACCGCTTGCGCCTTGGCGTCATAACCGCCTCGGAAGTCCATAACGTCATTTCGAAGCCGAGATCAGGCACCAAGTGGACTGACATGAAAATGTCTTATTTCCACACGCTGCTCGCAGAGGTTTGCACCGGCGCGTCGCCGGAAGTTAACGCCAAGGCGCTGGCCTGGGGGAAACAGTATGAGGCCGACGCTCGCACTCTTTTCGAGTTCACCACCGACGTGAAGGTAACCGAGTCGCCGATCCTTTTCCGTGACGAAGGTATGCGCACCGCCTGCTCACCAGACGGCCTGTGCAGTGATGGCCGCGGCCTTGAGCTGAAGTGCCCTTTCACCTCTCGCGACTTCATGAAATTCCGGCTTGGCGGCTTCGAGGCTATCAAATCCGCCTACATGGCCCAGGTGCAATTCAGCATGTGGGTAACAGGTAAGGATGCCTGGTATTTCGCGAATTATGACCCTCGCATGAAGCGAGAAGGCATTCATCACGTGGTTGTTGAGCGCGACGACAAATACATGTCCGACTTCAACGAAATGGTGCCGGAGTTCATCAGCAAGATGGATGAATCGCTGGCGGAGATCGGCTTTACCTTCGGGGAGCAGTGGAAATGAAACATTACCGCGACGCCATAACCGTAGGAAAAGTGAAGTGCATGTACTCCGTCCTTCATCGTGGCTGGCTAATGCCATCTGGTGAAGTGGTAAGAAACCCGTTAAAGGTTCAGCGGCTGGCTGAAGAGCTGGACACGAAAAGAGGTGCGCAATGACTGACTACGGCGGATCGAAAACTCCAAAAAATGAACGTGACTACTGGCAAACGCCGATTGAAATTTTCAACGCGCTCGACCGCGAGTTTGGCTTCTGGCTGGATGCTGCAGCCTCTGAGAGTAACGCGCTATGCGCTCACTATCTCACTGAGCTGGATGACTCGTTGAACAGCGAATGGGCGTCATGCGGCGCGATCTGGTGCAACCCGCCCTATTCCGATATTGGGCCATGGGTGTAAAAAGCTGCTGAGCAATCCCGGGCGCAGTCTCAGGCCGTAGTGATGTTGCTACCAGCTGACATCTCTACTGGCTGGTTTATTTCAGCCATGCAATCAGCTGATGAACTCAGGCTTATAACCGGCGGCCGTGTTCAGTTTGTTCCGGCATCCGTTACAGGAAAGCGCCAGAGCAACCCCAAAGGCTCGATCCTGTTTATCTGGCGCCCGTACATCACCCCGCGACACATCATCACGACCGTATCGCTGGCTGAGTTAAAGCGGATCGGGACTTTGGAGGCAGCATGACGCCTGAAGAAAAAGAAAACGCTCTCCGCGCCCAGGCTCGTCGCTGCGCAGAAGAGATAACCAAAGCGATGAGCGTAAAGCCTAAACCGAAGTGGAACGCTGTATGCCCCCCCATCCTTCGCAAGCACTACGAGAAGGTCCGTCCGATGGGTGTCAGCTTAGTCAAATTTGTCAGTGTTATTGGCCGCATGAATGGGCGGTATGGAGTGGAATCATGAAAGAACGCGGAATGATATTCAACGGGGAGATGGTGCGCGCCATCCTCGACGGTCGGAAGATGCAGACCCGGCGGCCTATCAAATGGAAACAGACTCGGTTCACTGAAATTGGTGAGCGCGAAGACGGTAGCAAATGGCCGTGGAGCGAAGATGCAGAGCATGCTTGCGACTTCTGGCACCCATGCCCGTTCGGCGCCGTCGGTGACCGCATCTGGGTGCGTGAAACTTGGGGCGTTGTCAGTCACGCCTTTAGTGACGATGGCATGATGATTGACTGGGTTCCTGATCGTCCATCGACTGCCATCCACGAAATGCCGTTTGGCAATGGCTATTACTCTGGCTACGCCATTTATGCAGCTGATGGTGATTTTACCTGGGGTGATGACGATGGTTATGAAGATGGCCGTTCGTGCTGGAAACCTTCCATTCATATGCCGAGAGCAGCCAGCCGCATTCTGCTGGAAATCACCGACGTGCGGGTTGAACGGCTGAACGCTATCAGCGAAGAGGATGCGGAGGCGGAAGGAATCGACATGGAGGCACTTTATGACTCGCAGGACTGTTACGACTGCATTGCAGACCACAATATGACCGGAAGGCCAACGGTAACAGGCGCATTCAAGTACCTGTGGGAATCCATCTATGGCGCCGAAAACTGGCTGGCCAACCCCTGGGTTTGGGTTATCGAGTTCAAGCGCGTTGAAGGCGGTGCAGCATGAAAGTTAAAACAGCAAATCTAAGTGGTGTGCAGCTTGATTACGCGGTTGCATGCTCTATCAACATGGGCCAGCCAATACTGCACATCACCTCGGAAACATTATTCGTTGAGATGGCAATGAAAGTGTTTTCTCCATCCGCAAAATGGAACCAATGTGGTGAGCTGATGGAGAAATACTCTATCAGCTGTTACCAGTCAGCAGACCCGGCAACAGGAAAAGTTTATCACTGGGTTGGAGTTAATGAGCTTGTAGCACCAGGACGTCGCCGCGGGCTCACTGCAGACAATCCCCGTGTGGCTGTGTGTCGCGCTGTCGTCTTCGCAAAGTTTGGCGATGAAATTGAGCTGCCTGATGAACTGGAAGGTGCAGCATGAGCGCAGAAATCATCGATCAGGCCAACGAGCTGGCAGAGCGCCGGCTTGAAATGACCATCCAGAACATGCGCATCAACCATAACGCAGTTTCGGCTACTCACTGCCGCGACTGCGGGGAAGAGATACCCGAGCGGCGCCGGGAACTGGTGGCGGGCTGCCAGCGCTGTGCTGACTGTCAGGAAGAAGAGGAATTGCGCGGTAAGCATCGGAGGTGATATGGCATCTGACAAACCGATAACAGCACAGCAGGCCGCCGTTTTGCTCATCGTGTCTGCGCGGGTGATCTACCGCCTGATTGATTCTGGAGAACTCGCCGGCCGCAAGGTCGGCAACAAGTACAGAACGACCGAGGAGGCGTGTATTGCATATTTGAAAACCCCGCGCGATCCTGTCATCGCGAACGCGGGTGAACATAAAGGAGAAGTTTTATGTCAATCACCCTCAGGGGCGGCGTGTGGCACTGTCATTTCTTTACGCCGTCAGGAAAAAGAGTTAGGCGATCTCTTGGCACGGGGGACAAAAAGCAGGCTCAGGAGCTCCACGACAAGCTGAAGGCGGAAGCGTGGCGGGTTGACCAGATCGGTGATCTGCCCGTCAGAACCTTCGAAGAGTGCTGCATCCGGTGGCTGCGGGAAAAAGACCATAAGCGATCGCTGGATGATGACAAAACCAAAATTGAGTTTTGGCTGCAGCATTTTTCCGGCCGTGATGTCTCGAAGATAACGGCGGAGGAAGTTCATGAAGCCGTTAACGGGATGATCAACCGTAAACACCTGCAGGTGTGGGAGAGTAAGCGTGATGCCGCGCTGAGGAAGGGTAAGCCTGTTCCGGAGTACAAACCACGGCAGGTTTCGCAGGCGACGAAGGCTCAACACCTTTCCTTCATTCGCTCCCTTCTCAGGGCCGCGGCGAATGACTGGTGCTGGATAAAAACAGCTCCTGTTATCAAAACCCGCAAGCCGATCAGTAAGCGGATACGATGGCTGACCAGAGAAGAAGCTGAGCGGTTGATCGAGTGCATGCCGGAGAGCATTAAGCCAGTGGTGATATTTGCACTGGCAACCGGCCTGCGCCGCTCAAACATCATCGGGCTTGAGTGGCAGCAGGTCGATATGCAGAGAAAGGTTGCATGGGTAAATCCGGAGAACGCAAAAGCGGGCAAGGCGATTGGCGTAGCTCTGAATGATACCGCATGCAGGGTATTAAGGGATCAGATAGGGAAGCACTCCCGGTGGGTGTTCGTTCACACCACGGCAAAGCATCGCCCTGATGGAACACTAACGCCCGCGGTTAGAAAAATGCGGGTGGATGACAATAACGCCTGGCGCGCCGGGTTGAAAAAAGCGGGGATCGAGGATTTCCGTTTTCATGACCTCCGGCACACCTGGGCGAGTTGGCTGATCCAGTCCGGCGTCCCGCTTTCTGTTTTGCAGGAAATGGGAGGATGGGAGAGCATCGAGATGGTACGTCGTTATGCTCACCTGGCGCCGAACCACCTGACCGAACACGCACGGAAAATTGACGCCATTTTTGGCGCTAGCGACACAAATACGACACAAGGAGGAAATCAGGCTGGTTTAAAATTGGCGTAAGTGCTTGTTTCTTAATGGCACGCCCTACAGGATTCGAACCTGTGACCTACGGCTTAGAAGGCCGTTGCTCTATCCAGCTGAGCTAAGGGCGCCCTGAGAAGCGAGTGCTTCGCGGAGTGAAACGCGTGGAATTATACGGTCCACGTCGGTTGAGTCAATCCATTTTGCCAGGAAACTGCGGGCTTATACGACGCTGGCGAAATATCCCCCACCAACTGTACAAGAAGCATACCGCTGGGGCTCATGCGCGCGTAAATCGACTCAGTGGCCAGGCGCAACGCACCAATAACCATGTAATAACCATGGTCATAACAGGCTAAATTAGCCTCAGACAGGATAAAACAGCAAACGAGGACTGACAGCGAGGCCCGCTTCTGACAAAATATCCTCATCCCCCTTTCGTAAAGATACAGATGGAATCCTCTCTCTGATGGCAGCAAAAATTATTGACGGTAAAACGATTGCGCAGCAGGTACGCTCTGAGGTTGCGGAAAAAGTGAAGGCTCGCGTTGCGGCCGGAAAACGCGCCCCTGGGCTGGCCGTCGTGCTGGTCGGCAGCAACCCGGCCTCGCAGATTTATGTCGGCAGCAAGCGCAAAGCATGTGAAGAAGTGGGCTTCGTCTCCCGCTCTTACGATCTCCCGGAAACCACCAGCGAAGCCGAGCTGCTGGAGCTTATCGACACTCTGAATGCCGATAAGACCATCGACGGTATTCTGGTTCAGCTGCCCCTGCCGGCAGGGATCGATAACGTCAAAGTTCTCGAGCGCATCGCGCCGGATAAAGACGTCGACGGCTTCCATCCTTACAACGTTGGCCGCCTGTGCCAGCGCGCGCCGCGCCTGCGTCCGTGCACTCCGCGCGGTATCGTGACCTTGCTGGAACGCTACAATATCGACACCTACGGCCTCAATGCGGTGGTCATTGGCGCTTCCAATATCGTCGGTCGCCCGATGAGCATGGAGCTGCTGCTGGCCGGCTGCACCACCACCGTCACCCACCGCTTTACAAAAAACCTGCGCCATCATGTCGAAAACGCCGACCTGCTGATCGTCGCGGTGGGCAAACCGGGCTTTATTCCTGGCGAGTGGATTAAAGAAGGGGCGATTGTGGTCGATGTCGGCATCAACCGTCTGGAAAGCGGCAAAGTGGTCGGCGACGTGGTGTATGAAGATGCCGCCGAACGCGCGTCCTACATCACCCCGGTTCCCGGCGGCGTTGGCCCGATGACCGTCGCCACCCTGATCCAGAACACGCTGCAGGCGTGCGAAGAGTATCACGACGTTGAGGAGGCCTGAGATGACGACATTTTCCTTAGGTAAACACCCGCACGTTGAGCTGTGCGATCTGCTGAAGCTGGAAGGCTGGAGCGAAAGCGGCGCCCAGGCGAAGATCGCCATCGCCGACGGGCTGGTAAAAGTCGACGGCGCGGTGGAAACCCGCAAACGCTGCAAAATCGTCGCTGGTCAGACGGTGAGCTTTGAAGGCCAGAGCGTGACCGTCACGGCCTGACAACGAAAATAAAAACGCCCGCTTTTGCGGGCGTTTTTTTATGGCTTACTTCCGGCGCCAGGTGGTGCCCTGCGGGCCATCTTCCAGCACAATGCCCATCTCGTTGAGACGGTCGCGCGCCGCATCCGCCGCCGCCCAGTCTTTCGCTTTGCGCGCGTCCAGACGCTGCTGGATGAGCGATTCGATCTCCGCCACTTCCGCGTCGTCAACCTGCGCGCCGCTCTGCAGGAACGCCTCCGGCTCCTGCTCCAGCAGACCCAGTACCGCAGCAAGCTTACGCAGGTGGGCCGCCATGGCGTTCGCCGCGGCCGCGTCCTCGGTTTTCAGGCGGTTTACTTCACGCGCCATATCGAACAGCACCGAATAGGCTTCCGGGGTGTTGAAGTCGTCGTCCATCGCCTCGATAAAGCGTGCTTCGAAGGCTTCGCCCCCCGCCGCGTCGACGGATTTGTCCGTCCCGCGCAGCGCGGTGTACAGACGCTCCAGCGCCGAACGCGCCTGCTTGAGGTTCTCTTCGCTGTAGTTCAGCTGGCTGCGATAGTGGCCGGACATCAGGAAGTAGCGAATCGTCTCCGCATCGTAATACTTCAGCACGTCGCGGACGGTAAAGAAATTACCCAGCGATTTCGACATCTTCTCGCGGTCAACCATCACCATACCGGAGTGCATCCAGTAGTTGACGTATTCACCGTCGTGGGCGCAGGTGGACTGGGCGATTTCGTTTTCATGGTGCGGGAACATCAGATCCGAACCGCCGCCGTGAATATCGAAGTGGTTGCCAAGCTGCTTGCAGTTCATCGCCGAGCACTCGATATGCCAGCCCGGACGGCCCGCGCCCCACGGCGACGGCCAGCTTGGCTCGCCCTCTTTCGACATTTTCCACAGGACGAAGTCCATCGGGTTACGC